CTGTTTCAAATACATAATCTTGGTTTGCATTTGTTGTATCTCTAAATCTTAAAACTTCACCATTAGTTGCTCTTTGAATATGTAATAATGTACTTGGTGTAGTAGTCCCGATCCCTACAACTCCACCAAAAGAAGCAGTTGAAGCTGTTTGTGTAATTGAACCGCTAAATATAGCAGGGCCAACATTTACAAGAGTTGAAGAACCAGATACTATAAGTGATCCAGTTACAGTTAATGAACCAGAAATAATAGCGCTTCCAGTAAACGGAAATACAGGAGATGAAGGTGCCCATGAAGCACTTAATGCTTGAGTAGCATATGAAGATGTTCCTAAAAGTGAGCCGGTTATACCTCCGGTTACTGTAAGGGAACCTGTTATGGTTACTAAAGAACTCGTATTTACTGTTAATATTGTATTATTATTATTTCCTATTATTTGAAAAATAGTAGCACTTTGTGAAATAGATGAAGATATCTGTACTGGGATTCTAAAATCAAATAGTCTATTTGTAGGAGTATTTTTATCTGTGTTTGCAGTAAATACAGTAGTAGACCATGTTGCTCCACCATTTACTAAATCTGCTAGGAATCGGAATGTTTGTTGCCCATCATTTGTAAAACGATGTACTAAACCAGCAGCACTACTTCCAAATACTAGACCAACATTAGACCCATACGCATTCTGTAAAAATAAATTAGCATTTGATAGAGCTATATCATTTCCATCAGTGGATAAAAATTTAGTAGTCCCCTGATATAATTCAATACCCCTTCCTGCAGTTACAGTTCTTCTTATTTCAAGATTAAGATTACCATCTGAATTTACAAATTGGAGTAATCGAGCATTATCTGTTGTAGTTCCATTTCTTATAATGACTGGGGCTAAACTTGCTGTAGTGGTGAAAAATGTAGATACTCCATTATCAGTAATGGTTAAAGAAGCACTAGCATTGGAATTTTCAACACGTAATGCTGTTGTAGCAGATGTTGTACCTGAACCTTTTATATGAACCCTAGCATTTGCACTAGTATCTCTTGCGGTATTGGTATTTGATGATAAATCTCCAAAATACCAGTTTCCATTATCTAATTTTCCATAATATGTAAGAGTTCCTCCAAATGTGGGGGTTACTCCAAATATTTTTTTCCCACTAGCAATATCAATTATTGAAGTAGCTGTGAAGTATGAAGAACCACTGAAATATTGGGAATTTTGGGTTGATATAAGTCTTGAACTATCAGTAGTAGATGGGGTAGGGAATGTACCATCAGCATGTCGTAATATAAGATATGCTCCATTATTTGTTCCAGGAGTACCTATAGTAGAAAGAACAAGAGAACCTGCACTAGTTTGAGGAGACATAATGTTTAACCCAGAAATAGAGGAAACAGGGTTATATATTGCTTGACTTCCCGTTACAGTCAATGATCCTGTTGGTATAATTACGCTTCCAAAAAGTGTTTGTGTATCGTTTACAGCATCACCTAACTGGTTTGAGCCAGATGAATATCCAATTTGGTTTACAATTAATGTGTTAATAGAGGCAGTGCCTGATACTGTTACATTGCCGGAAATTGTAGCATTGGATGTTGTAATTGAGGTTGATGTTAAACTACCTGTTATAGCATACGAGCCAGAAAGTTGTTTTGAATTTGTCCATACACTTCCGGAACGAACAAGTAAATCACCCGATGACGCACTTGTGATTAAAACATCATGTAATTCTTCTATTTCATATCCGTTATCTATACGAACATAAATTGAACCGTTATTTGTTTGATGACGAACAACTTCACCTAATCGAACTGAATGAAGTGGTGATTGAGGTGCCGTTCCTATAATCGAACCAGTTGCACCTAAATATATTAATTGACCTGAAACGAATGCATTTGTATTAACCCCAGCTAAAATACCTTCTGTAGTTACAAAACCTGTAGCTCCGTTCGCAATCGATTCAAAAGTAATACCTAAAGTATTTGCTGAATTGTTATCATTTTCATATGATGCTGTTACAATACGTGGAATGTCACTTGATGTATTTGAACCAGTAATACGAACTACAACTCCTTTCGAAATGGTATTTCCGGATTGATTTAAAGCTAAAACGCGATTTTCAGTTGTTGCTAATGAAAATGATGCAGTTTCTGCATATGATGCAGTTATAGCATATGATGATGTTGTTGATAATATGTTAGTACTCGGATTATATGTAAACAATGAACTATCAACTAGCACCGATGTATAACCAGATGTATTACCTACAAATGTTGGATAATAAGTAACTCCGCCATATGTTGGATTATCGGTAATTTTAATGTTATCAGTATTAATTGAATTTGCAATACTTCCACTAAAATATGATGCAGTTAATGTATATGATGCAGTTAATGCCGTAGTTGCAATTGATGCAGTTAATGCATTTGTTGCATATGATGCCGTAACAGTTAATGTGTTAGTAGTTGTATCATATGTGAATGTTGAATTATCAACTAATGCCGTGCGATATCCAGTAATACCATTAACAAATACTGGATAATACGTTCCAGCAGTTGATGGAGTATTTGAAACTAAAATTGATGAACCACTTGTAGCAATACCCGTTAGCGAACCAGTAAATGATCCGGTTGCTCGAAGTGTTGTACCATCCCATGTTAATACAGACACGCCGCCAAAAGCCCCGGCGTTGTTATATTGAATTTGTGTGTCAGATCCGCCCGGTGTTCCTCCGCCTCCTCCTGATCCGGATGCACCATATGTTACTTGTTTAGTTGTAGGATTGTAATATAAAGCATTTGTAGTTACTGTATTTGCAATACCACCTAATGCAAATGATCCTGAAATTGAAACGTTACCGGGTATTGATATATTTTCGTTTATATCAATTGCTAATGCTAATGTAGCAGCAGAGCCAATTGAAGTTCCGTTATGTATTTTAAATGTATCATTATCGCTATTATCAATACCAACAACCCAATTTTCTGCAGCCGCTGAACCTACTGATAAACGAAGTATTGGATCGGAACTACCTTCTGATTCTATATATAATGTTGAATTTCCACTACTACTGCCTCCTTTGACATATAAAGCAGGACTAGTAGATGATGTTACATACAATATATTTCTAATATACTTCGGTGATTGTGCATTATCGGTACTATCTGTAATTACAGATACATTGTTCAATCTACCAAATGTATATCTTTCTCCGGGTGTTAAATTTATATTTGCCATATTTGTTATTTATTATGCTGCAGGATATGCATTTGGTATTGCTGGTTTAATTGTTGCATCATCGAATTGAACTCCTTGTGTTTGTATATATACATTAACTTCATTGTTTACAGTTGATCCGGTATTAGGTAATTCAATATCTTTAATAACAAAACTACCTACCGTATTAATTGCCATCTCTGCTGTAATTTGTCCGCCTAAAGAACCATTGAATACTAAATTTTTGCCGCCAGTTACTGTTCGTAAATATGATCCAGAATTGGCATCTGTAACAGTAACTACTCGTTTTGAGAAATTAACTGCAGTAACATTTCCGGAAAATAATGCATTACTTGCAGTTAAATTTCCTTGATTTGTTAAGTGAAATTTAGATGATGAAATTTCAATTAATCCATTACTACCACTGATATATGCAGTATTAGGATTTCCGAAAAAGAATTTATCGGTTCTAACATCTATTTCAGAATCAGCTGTACTATATCTAAAATAACTTGATGAGTTTGCATAAAGTTCTATTCCAACGCCTGAATAAGGAAGACCTTTAGATGTTGCTCCGGGTAAAGCAGAACCAGACCATATTAATAATCCTGGATAGCCTGCATCGAACCCTTGATATCCTAATGATCGAATCCAACCGGCACTAGGATACCCGCTAATTGCAATACCGCTATTTAATGAATCAGCAACATATAAAGATCCAGTAATCATTGAATAATTACCATCAATATATCGATTGCCGCCCTCCCAATCTTTATTATAAACGTATGATGTCTGTTTGCTTTTTTCGCCGTTTACATTATAATATTCAACTTTAAAAGATATTTGATTGTTGATTTTATGTGTTGTTGGTACAAAAGATTTAATTCTAGTATAATTCGGAGAATAACCAGGGTCATTATCAGATGTAACATGTATATCAGAAACTATCCATGTTCCATGTTCTACAACAAGCAACAAAGTACCAGTACCATCATAATCTGCATCAAAATTAAATATTTGGTCATCAAAACGCTGAGCACTGCCGTTTACTGTTAATTGGCCAATTCGTTTACCTAATTTCTTAGAAAATGTTTGATTAAAATAATCAGTTGGATCTTGGTAAAACGAACTACCTGATAAATAAATTGCTAATGTTGGTGCAAGACTCCCTGATTGCGTACCAATAGCATCAATTGAAAGTTTATATGCAGAATCTCCTAAAAATACTCCAGCATATGCAGATTTAATTTGTGCAATCGAAACGGAACTAGATGCATCTAAATTTATAGCATTTGTTATCAACATTCCATTTTCAATTGATGATGTAGTCCATGTTAATGTTGGAGCTGTTGATGTAACAACACCATTATATGAAATTCCTTCCCAATATGTATTGATAATGCTTTGAGTTGTAAATATTCCTATAGATTTATCTGGATATAATGATGATGTGCTAGGAACAAATATTTCTGTTTCTATTAATTCAACATCATTAATTAATTCCCATGTTCCAATTGTACCATTATTATTAGTAAAAACTTTGATGCGAGATACATCTCCAGTTGCTGGTTCTAATCCTTTAACTTGTATGAATGCAAATGATTCTGAATTTTGTGTTTCAATGTATGTAGGTGATTGTTCATAATACAAAGAAAATGCAGAATAATCAAAATTTGTATATGTATGTTTAGAAATGCTCTGGCTGCTATACGCCGTATATTCTGTATCTAATAATGCCGTAGTTGGGTTTAATATCTTTTTTATCGTGGCCACGTACGCCGTTGTAGATATAGGGAAATTAGGCGTAGGCGATGGATTAATTGGCGACGCTATAGTAATTGTGCCAGATGACATATCACTTGTAAATGTGCCGCCTTGTATTTGTACTGCAGGTTGATTATTATAAGTAAAATAACGCACAGTGCCAGTAGTGTATGTTGGGAATTGTGTATTGTTAGGATATCTTCTATCTAGTTGTACCCCTATTAATTCCGTAACTGTTACATCTGGTTCTTGTTCAAAAATAATTTCTGATACATTAGAAATATTTGGATTAACAGGAACTGTTCTAGTCCATTTTACATTTGCTCGTCCTTGCCATTCAGCTGGAGCAGGAGCACCATTAATAACAGCAGCTTCTGCTAATAATGTTATGGTACAATCACCTGGCGATGTATCTTCATAAACATAAATTGCAATTACACGGCTTTTATCTTCATCGATATAATTAATAACCTCAGTGTAAATCGGATCGCCATTATAATCTAAAACTTCGAAGTTTAAAACGCCGCCGACTTTTAAATTGGTAGGATGACCTCGAAGTTTAAATAAATTTTTGCCAGCTGTTAAACGTAATGGAAATTCTGATATTTGGAAATAATCCGGGGATGTAGCCGAATTATCTTGAAAATAAACATCGATGTATTCTAAACCTCTGTATACAGCTTCTTTACGTTTCATTGAACTTGATATCTTTTATATAAATATCAAGTGTGATTAATCTGGCTGTATCCGTTTTGTTTGTTTACTTCAATTAAATTATCTACCATATCTCGCATAGAATCAACGTGTGAAATAATAATTGAAAAATCAAATTTAGTTCTAAAATAATCAAATAGATTTACAACTGATGAAATATGTTCTGCATCTAAACTTCCCCAACCTTCATCAATTGCAATGAAATTTGGACGAGGCAAAGCAGACACATTGATAAGTGCAATGCGGATTGCTAATGATGAAACAAATCGTTCCATTCCACTTGTTAATTCTAATGGCCAAAAATTATCTTCATCATAAATAATATATCCGTTGATATTTTTACCATCTGTATTCATTACCATGTTAAAATCAACAATTTGATTAAGCACGTTGTTTATTTCTGCTTCAATTTTTGGAAGAGCTTTTGCTACTATTTCATATGGAACACCATCTCGTTTAACTGATTCTAAATAATATTCATATGCTTTATATTCAGTTTCCAGTTGACGATATGAATCTAGTTGTGACATCGCCGCACTTCGTTTTGTTTTTGCAACTTCAATGGCACCAAACAATGATTTAATTTGTTCTTGTATTGTTTTTATTTGTTCACTAAATGATTCTATGTTTTGTTTGCAAGATGTAATTTTTACATCAATTTGAGCATTATGAAGTATTGCTGTTTCATTTTTTCTAAATGAATCTTGTCGTTCTAAAACAGTTTCTAATTCAGATTCTCGAGTTTGTAATTCAGATTCTGCAAGTTGTAATTGAAGTTCTTTGCGTTCAATATTAGTCGCCGTTGTTCTAATAGTTTGCGAATATTGTGTCAATTCATCATATTGGACTTGATATATAGAAACTGATTCAATTTCCGTTTCTAACTCATCAAAGCGACGTTCTAACTCTGTTAATATTGCTCTATCTTGATCAATCGTATCTTGGGCTTCGATTGCATCTTGCACGAAAACGTTAGATGTACAGTATTTACAGTTTGGATCATATTCATGAGATTCAAGATGCTTAATTTTTTCTTCTTTTGCATCAATTATTCCTTTTTGTTCTTTTATACGCGCACTGAGGTCGTTATGAATTTTAATCAGTTTTTTATGCGTTTCAATGTTTGTTTGTATTTCTGTTAAATTATATTGAGATTGAATGATAGACTTCTGCGAAGCATTTTGTTGTTTTAACTCAAATATTCGTTGCTCTGCAGTTTCAATATCTAACTGCAATGTTTCAATCTTTTCAACTAAACCAGTTTCTTGTTGTTCTAATATTTCGATATCTGGACCATCGTATGTAGTTGGTAATTTAGATTCAATTAAAGTTACAATACGATTTTGTAAATCATTTCGATGCTCTTGAAATTCATCTTCTTGAGTTTCTAAAGATTGAATAGTTTCGTGATTTTCATTTATAATAGCATCGGCGTCTATTATGATTTGTGCAAAATCTGTTTTCTTATATTCTTTTAATTTTCCAGCTGTTTCTTTAATTTCATCTGCAGCAAGTTGATAAAGTTGTTCAAATACCGTAATATCTAAAAATTGTGATAATAAATCTTTTCTTTCTCGTTGAGACTTTTCAATAAAATTATTGTTATCAGCTTGCAATGAAAATGCAGTTAAAATAAAATCATCATATGTACCTAAGTAACGACGAATATTTTTATTTGTCTCACTACGCTCTTCGCCATTTAAATTTTCCGAATCGGTATAAAAATCAACATCTACTTTAACGTGTGTTTCTTTTTTCTTATTTTGAGTGCCGCGTCTTTCGATAGTATATACTGTACCATTCATTTCAAATTTAAACGTTCCGCGGAACCAAGCTTTCTTATTATTTAATACTTCATTTGCTTTGCCTGTTTTACTACATTTATCAAAAATAGTATAAGTAATTGCATCAAGCAATGAAGACTTACCAGATGTATTTGCAGCAAATAAACCACATACATCTTGTAAATTTTCAAAATTTAAAATATTACCTTCACCATATGAAAACATATTATCGAATTCAAAAGATATAGGATGCCATGTTGTATGCCGTACTGATTCTACTGCTGGCAGTTTTGAATTGATAGTTCTGTTAATATGTCGAATTGCATCAATCTCTGCTGGTGTTGCTTGTGGAAAATGATTGTCAATATACTCTGTTAATAATACGTTTTGATATTCAACATCACGTACATTTCCTATTGCTAATGATGATGATGCTGCTGTTGCCGAACTGCCAATTGTTCTTTGAATTGTAATATCTTCTACGGAATACTTTTTGCGCAATGATGCAATAAGTTTTTTCATATCCGATGCAGATGTATCATTAAATTTAATACGAATTCTAGGACGTTTCGGCATACGTGCTGGGGCATTAACTATTGAAGAACCTTGAGTTTCAATTGTTACGTATCCATACTCATTTTCAATTTCAGCAAAATCTGCAGTTCGTCGTTCTAGATCCCAAATTAATATTCCATGGTCTAATGCTTCTCCGTGATTTTGTTGAATCAATGAACCTGGGTATGCAATTGTTTTTTCAGCATCTAAAAACTGTGCTGGTTTATGAATATCTCCTAACAATGTAATGTCATGACCTTCAAACAAATCAATACCAACATGTTCATTTGATATTTGATACCCAATATCCGTTTTAGCAGTATTTACAGCGCCATGATGCATTGCAATTTTATATGTAGCATCAAAATCTTTTGCTCGAATATAATCTGCAGGAGTCTTATCAACAGCCATATGATTCCATGTAGCGCCTCCTAATTCAAATAAACCATTTTCTTTAATAAAATGTATATTAGGATTCTTGATAACATCTAAGACGGGTGAGACTGCATCTACACGATGCATATTGTTTAGGTTCATATCATGATTACCTAAAATAACAACGGTAGGAATCGTAAAGCCATTAAAAAAATCTACTAGCATTTGAACTAGTTCCGGAGACATATCTAATTTGCTATGAACAATATCACCAGTAACTACTGCAACACTATTGCCTGTTGCGTGAGTTTCAATATAATTAAATAGATTTTCAAATACTTGACGATATTCTCGATGACGTTTTAATGTTCGAATATGTATATCTGAAACATGAAAAATTTTATCAATTTTAGTAATGTGTGAATCTATTTGTTTTATTTCCATATCATATCCATTTTGAGTTGCATAACTCGTTCGAATGTTAATACATCCGTTTCATTTAATATTTCTCGTATTTGTCGAAAACCTAATTCGGATGCATCATCATCTTGCAATTCTACGAAATATACATTTAATCCTTCTGCCATAAAACGTTCTGCAATCTGTATTGCATTACGTAATGCATCAGCATCCAGACAAATATAAATGTCTCGTACTCGTTTTTCAATAATTTTTTTTTGAAGTGCTGGTTGAATAATTTTACCAAATAAAGGTATTGCATTTCTTTTAATTGCAATTGCATCAAATGCACCTTCACATAGAACTATAGGCTGTGACCAGTTTATAGTTAAATCGAAACCAATAATATCTTTTGATATCTTAGGATTCTTATGTTTAAATTTATCAGCTTTATAAAATGCTCTGCTAACAAAATAATTTAATTGACCATCGCAATCATAACTCGGTATAATAATTTTGCCGGAATATTCTCCGGATTCACAATAACCAATTCTATATTTTAAAATATCAAATATTGTAACGCCTCTAGACGATAAATAATGAATTGCATTGCGAAAGTCCGGTGTATTTTTTTTATTCCACAACGGAATATATTCTGCAGGAAGTTGTATTGTTTGTGTTACTTCTTTTTTATCATCATGATTTCTATACTTAGATGATTCAATTATTTTAGCTAGTTGTTCAAAACGTTCTTTTGGTAAACCCATTTGTTTAAACAAACTAGAAATAGTTCTACCCTTTTTATCAGATATCCAACAATGCCATGGATTTTCTCCATTATGATTTGTATTGATATCAATTTCTAATTTAGGTTTATAGTGTGAAGTAAATGGCGAGAAGAATGCAATATTATTACCAGAAGTAGTTTTACCTTTACCTAGTACCGATTCTAATAATTGTAGAAGTTTAAGATTCTTCATATTATAATATATGAAAATTCTGTAAGGAATCCAATTAATAATAATATTAATAATATATTATAGTTAAGCACATACATTACATTCCTGGCTTAACGATCGATTCAATAAATGAATCAATCTATTAATTAAATAAATTTCATTAATCTTCATGAATATATTAAAAATTTTTCGTAATTCCAACCTTACACAAAGAATTTTTTAACATCGATTGGTTTTTCGTCTTTTTTCAAGCATTCTGCCATCCATTCTTCAGGTATAGATTTTTTTGCAACATGATTTATACCTAGCTTATTTGCATACATTTCATATGTAGTTTGACTACCTTTTGATATTTTTTGAGTAGGTGCTTGAAATACCATGCGTATATCAATTCCAGGATTAGATGCTAATACATGTTTCATTTTTAAACGATCAGCACTAGTCCATCGTCCTTTTGTTTCTACAAACATGAAGCTACCATTCTTTTTAACGAAAACGAAATCCGGAGTATATTTTGCTTTGCGTTCAGGTACTATATAATTTAGTGTTTCTGTCTCGTAATTCAAAGGATAATCAGTACTTTTTATTTGTTCTGAAACTGTTAGTTCTAATCCTGATTTGTAACCATGTTTTAAAGCATTAGCTCGTTTTGAATTTCCTGAGCTGTGAAAATGATTTTTTCTCATAACTTATTTTAAGTATTTTTTAAATTACATCAATATAATTGCCTGGAAGCCAATAATATTTCGGTTTACCTTCAAATTTAGAACTACTTTTAATATAGAAATATGTATAAATAATTGGTTTTTTATTTACCGATTGTTTCCAATTATTTGCTACATAAATTTTATTGCCTTTAATTTGATCTGATATTATATCGCCAATTTTAGCATTTATTATCTTATAATCCGATTGATTCTTTGATAAAAATCCGCTGCTAATAGAACCATTTGATTTATTTATCTGATCAACTGTTACTGCTTCAAATCCTCGAAATACACTGTCTTGTATCCCAGTACGTATTTTATATGATTTATCATATGTTAATAATTTTAATGCAGCACTTGTTACAAAATCACCCATCTTAAAAGATGTTTTAATAGATTCGTATGCTGTAGTATTAATTAAAAAACCATTTTCCATACGAAATAATTTATCTCCTTCAGGAATATTAGTGTCTTGATCAGCTGGAGTATCTAATTTTTTAAAGTATGTATTTAATTTTTTAATACTGTCAGCAAATCTAGTATCGTCTGATATATTAAAGGTTTTACCTGTTTTAATGTTTTTTGCCCACCATTTATTATCTTTAAATGCATATACATACATTGTATCATTTGGATACTCATATGAATATTCATTATCCAATGGAGCTGCTTCTAATAAAAAATTTTTTAATCGTATCATTATTTCCTTTTTTATCACCAATCAACCATGACCATTTTTCCAGACCAAATCATAATGTTGGAAGATTTAAAATCTAAATCTAAATCTAGATCCGGGATTCCTAGTTTGTTAATATCTATTTGAAGTGCTTTAATAAAATTCATTATGATCGGGTCAACACGTTTCAATCCAGCTGCGTTAACAAAATCGAACAAAGAAACTTCTCCGCCTTGCTCATATGAATATTGATTGTATTTTTCAACAATGCGATCAATACCACGTTTTAATGCTGACGGTAATTTATCAGCATTTGCCATTAAAATAACATCTTCATATACAGATGTTACGCCACGTAAATCACCAACATAATAAACTGGAATAAATGTAGAATATTCTGTTATTTTATTTTGTATTTTACGTGCAACTTCTATTTCATCTGTACTTGTTGTCATTTTAAAAACTAAATCTTCATCATTTAATTTATAGACCCGACCGTTATCACCTTGACCAACGAATCGGAATCGGCTGCTCTCGATATTTCTGCCAATTTGAGCTAATTCCTGATCAGTCATTTCATAAAGTAATTGTTTTAATCGTATCATCATTATCCTTTAAATGTTATATCTTTATCTAAATCTAAACGAATTAAGAAGTTCATATCAACATCATTACGTTTGCGAATTGGTTGCGCTAATTTACCAATAGCTAAAAGTTGACCAAAATTGTCATACAACCCAATCGTTGTTATATAAGGAGCAAATACACTACTTGATGCAAATGGTAAATATGTTTCATTGTTATCTTGTGTAATAGTTGGATTCAATGACATATTAAAATCTCCAGAATCTAAACGTGTTACAACATTCATTTCATACAAAGTTTTTGTACTACGATATGATGCAGTATACGGTGTTTTCAATAAATCATTAACTCGATAATCTGGCGATGAGAATACTATAATTCCTTGTTGTCCAAATACATTTCCTACATATTGAGTTTGCAATGCAGACC